ATTTTAACTTTACATAAGATAGGGGGTATTCCCCCGACCACCGCATCCATACTGACTTGACGGGACGGTATTCTCACTCAGAAAATTTCATTTTTTATCTAAATTCCAAGAAAGTTCACCAAATATAAAAGAGATGTTGACACTATCCCGAAAACATGTTAGACTAAAGTTCCTCTAAATTTAAAGAGAAAGATAAGAATATGGCTTGTATTTGTCCTCTCTGCAAACAACCGATGGATTGTGATAGAACAGTTTGTGATGTCTGTGAATTGATATTGGAAGAATTAAGGGAATCAGGTAACTACAACTGCGCAGTCAAAACAACTCCAACTCCCGCACCATCTTCTGCAACTCACACACCTTGCTCTGGTTGTTCTTCCTCCTGTGATAACGAATAAGGGACATCAATCTCCTTCTTTTCATTCTATCTCTGCAGGGTATAACTTTTCTGCCTGCTTTTGGTTTTTCCGTTATGAACCAATCATCCCAAGACAAAACCAGAACTGTGAATATACAATTTTCACAGTAAATCCTGCTTTGATGGAAACTTCTCTTAACCTTAATCCTGAGTTGTATAGCCCGTGAGTCAATATCCAAGACTTTACCACATCTCAGGCAACTGGTTCTTTGTTTAACATATAGAGGTTGGATTATCATCTTAATTATACATGTTACATGTTAATTATACATACTACATGGACTTGTGGGTCTCAACCTCCTCCTCCAATTGTCTAATCCTCTCCACATTACCTTTCTTCCTATGGTAGCGAATTAAAGCTCTAATCCTTCTCACTTCCTCACGAACGGTGGTTTGCACGGGTCTCTTATATTTCTTACCAATAACAGGTGGGGATGGATTCTTTTTCCTTCCTAATTTGTTCTTAAACTCATGAGTATTGAACCAATGCTGAAAATAAACCTGTATGTTGAAACACTCAAGGTGATTATACCACCAGCTATACCATAGTCCTTTCTTTACTCCCACTTTGATAGCCCGTGAACCTCGGGGTAAAATCCAGGAACAGACCTTGCAGCGAGCTTTCCTTTGCAGATATGTTGGATGTATTATCATTTCGCACCAATTTAATTACTCTATTTTAATATAGAATATACCATATTCTTGCGAAGTTGTCAAGTTCCTTTCCACCTCATTTTGGGAAAATTAGTTGATTTAGCAGTATAGACTGCTATACTGCTAACATGATAGTTGACTTAGCAGTATAGGTCTGCTATACTGCCAGTATGATACAGGAAATAAAACCAAAATTAAAGGAACTTCTCTCTGGTTTTTCACCAGCACAGAGGAAATTCCTTACCCTTAGGATAGCAGGATTAGACTTCGCTACATCTTTGAGGATTAGCGGAGCAAAGAAATCTGCATACGATAGTTGGACTATACAACCAAGGTTTCAAGAACTTTACAGGAAAAGGGAGGAACTTAGCATAACCTACAAAGATGAAGCCATACTTCTTCTCAGAGAGGAAAATTATATGGCTATCATTGGATTAGAGAGTGAGATGATAGAAAAAATTAGGCAGGAAATCAAAGAAAATGAACCGAATTTCACCAGGACACATCTTGCGAGAGAAATTTACGGTAGATTAGCTGCAGAGATAAGTCAACGACAACCCGAAATAAAAAAGGTTTCCTGGGAACAATGGATACTACAAGCATCTGAGGAAAGAAAACAATTGGGGGCAGGATATGGTATCATTGAGGCAGAGATTAGCACGGATACAGAATCTGAGACGAGCCAGAATGAAAAGAGGGATTTACAGGAAGGCATTTAGTTTTCTCGGAGAGGCTTATCCACAAAGAGGTGTTATTAGAATTAAGAGGAGACAAAAATGAAATGTCCAAAATGTGATTCTCCTTTGTTAATCCTGAGGAAAAGAAATCATTTTCTTTATTATTGTGCTCTATGCCAAATAGTGCTTTCAAAAGAAAAGGTTAAACGGAAAAAGGAAAGGAGGGATAATAATGGTAAGGAGATTTTGGATAAAAGGAGCAATTAAACGCCCTGGAGTCTTCAGAGCTAAAGCAAGACAACTTGGAGTCAGCACGATGACCTTAGCTCGTAGATGGGCTAAGAAACCAGGTATTTGGGGAAGAAGAGCCAGATTAGCTCTTACTTTAGCTAAACTTCGCAGAAGAAGAAAATGAGAGATAGAATAAATCTCATCCAAAACCTTCTCAAAATAGACAACAAGGAAAGACAAACTGTTCCTTTTGTTCTAAATGATATTCAACTGAAAATAATCAAGGAAAGAGGGCATCGTAATCTAATTCTTAAAGCACGCCAATTGGGTATTTCCTCTTTCATTTTGGCAGACATGTTCATTGAAGCTATCACCGTTCCTAACACAGTGTGCGTTGTGGTATCACATGAGTCCTTTGCAGCACAGAGGTTGTTGGATAAAGTTCATTTCTTCTATAATACTTTTCCCGAACCGAAACCGTTAATTGGGGCAGAAAGCAGATATGAGATAAGTTTTCCTCCTTTACACAGTGTTATCTATATAGGAACAGCTAAAGCCATGGTATTTGTTGGTAGAGGGGATACCATCAATAAATTACACCTTTCCGAATTTGCTTTCTATGATGACCCTGAGGAGATGCTTAATGCTGCGGAGGAAGCAGTCCCTCTTAATGGGGAACTCACAATAGAAACTACTCCCAACGGTATGGATAATTACTTTTATGAAATATGGAGCAAAGCTAAAGAGGGAAGGTCAGGCTATAAACCATTCTTCTTTCCATGGTGGACAGGAAAGGATTATTACATCCCCAAAGGTTCTCCCTTAGCTCTATTTGAGGATAGAGGTGAATTGATTTATGATGAGGAAGAAAAAGAATTGGTGAGTAGATTCAATTTAACGGAAGACCAAATAAGGTGGAGGAGGAGGAAGTTGGCAGATAAAGGTGGGTTATTCTATCAGGAATATCCCGAAGACGAATTGACTTGTTTTCAATACAGCGGTGCTCCAGTCTTTGATTCATATATAACACAGCAATTAGTTAGAGATTGCTACGATGGGGAAAGACACCCGCAAGGTTTTGTTATTTGGAAACATCCAGTTGAGAGAGTAAATTATATTATTGGAGCAGATTGTTCAGAGGGCATTCACACTTATTCTGCAGCGGTTGTTCTTGATGATAATTATCATGTATGTGCTACCTTTCAAGCAAAACTTGAACCTTATCAATTTGCTTCAATTTTAAAGATGCTTGGTAATTATTATAATTATGCTGAATTGGCAGTGGAAAGAAACGCTCAAGGTTATGCCGTCCTTGCCAATTTAACGGATTATCCCAACATCCATTACCAAAGAGATTTTGTTACAGGAAAAATAACGACAAGACCAGGATGGTGGACGAGTGAGGCAACCAAAACTTATATGTTGACCACATTCAAAGATATACTCCCCAGGTTTAAGACATGGGATATAAACTTAGTTAGACAAATAAGAGGATACAGATATGTGAAACTTCGCCCTACAGCTCAATCCTTTGATGACCTCCTTGTTGCTGCCATGATAGCAGTAGCGGTAAAGAAAGTTACGGGGGGTTCAAAAGGTTTCATAGGGGTAGTTAGTGGTTGGAATTGGTGAAAAAATATGATACACTATTTATTCTCACGCAATACAAAATCTGGAGGATAAAATGAATAAAAGGGAAATTATCAACGATATTTTAGAGCTAAAGAAGATGTGGGCAATCAGGAACTCCAAATTCCGTGAATGGTATGACCTTCTCCTCCTTAAAGATAAATTAAAAACTCCAGGAATGGAAAGTGTAGTAGTTAATGAACCCAGAACCTTCTTCAATATGGCTCATTATCTTCTCACTACTGGTAATATAAGACATGAAATACCAGTCCTCAGTGATTCTCCTGTTGAATTGGATAAACAAGCTAAGGTTTCCAGAGCCTGTCAATATATGTGGAGATTGATAGATGAGGAGAGACAACATGGTGGTTTATCTTCATTTGTTTCGGAACTTGGTTTTTATCTTTTAGCTCTTGGTTGGGCTTGCCTCGTCATGGCATTTGATAGGGATGCTGCTAAACTTATTGTTCGCCTTTGGTCTCCAATCAATACTTATCCCCGTTTTGAAGATAACCAACTAATAACTTGTGTCCATGAGTATTTTCTATCAGTGAGAACTGCCAGACGAAAGGCGATAATGAACAATTGGAATTACAGACCAAAGACAGACACAGGTAAGGTTAAACTTTCTGATTATTTCTTTCTTGATGATGACGGTATGTTGCAGAATATAATATTGATAGATGATGAAGATGTAACAGGTATAGTTTGCAGGGATGATATGAAACTTCTTGTTTTACCTGTAGGAGGATTTCCAGACAGAGGTTCATTGGAACCAGTGAATTGGTCTGAATTACTTGGTCAAAGTATCCTTGAAACAAACAGAGTTGCTTATGAGGATTTAAATAAATGGGAAACATTTATTGCCCAAATAATGAGGGATACAGCACAGACTAAGTGGCAGGAATTCGCAGCAACCCCCAAAGCTACACCAGAACAATTGAGACAGCGGGGTGCGTTATTCCATTATTCTCCAGGGGAGCAAGGACTTGTTCCTGTCCCAATACCTCCAATACCTCTTGAGATAAGAGCAGCACTAATGGATAAATACAAGAGAATACAAAAAGGTGCTTTCAGTGATGCTGTTTTTGGTATGGTTGAAAGGGGAATGGCGGGTTATATCCTCTCCATGTTAGCAGGTAGTTCTGCTAATCAGATTCTCTTTCCCTATATGCAAGCCAAACATTATGTTATATCAGAATGTGATAAGTTCTGGTTAAGACATTTAAAACAATCCAAGAGAGTATTTGAAATTAAGAGTAAATTCATAGAGAAATTGTCGCCTCCAGATATACCCGAAGATGTGGACATAAATGTGGAAAGTGAATTGGCTACACAAAGAGATTGGTTAGAAAAAGCTACTATAGCCAATATGTTAAAGGAACATTTGGACAGCACAACTATCCTCTCCGAGGTATTAGGTATTCCAGATACCGAGGGAGTAAGGAAAAGAAAGAATCTTGACCTCTTAATTACCCACCCAGTATCACGGAATCTGAATCTTATTGAAGCGTATTATGCCCATGCTGACCTCCTTGATATGCAGGGAGAAAGAAGACATGCTATGCTTTACAGAAAAGCAGCACAGGCACTTGAAGCTCAACTTGGCATCCCACCTCCAGGTGCAGCTAAACCAATAGAGGAAGCAGAAGTTATAGAAGCCAGAAGAGCTGGTGCTCCAGAGGAACGACTTAGAGTTAGCCCTGAGGTTGCTCCCCCAGAAGCTCTGAGAGGTTTTACACCAGCGGAAATCAGAGCAATGATAGGTAGAGGAACATTGGAGGGCGTATAAACATGGAAGAACCATTTAAACTG